CCTCGCTTATGTTGAGAATTGAGGTCCATTGGGACCCAGAAAAGAAAAGAAGAAAAGCAGAATAGCAAGAGAAAAGATGCGGCAGCACACAAGGATAATAACAAATACAACCCCTCTCTTTAGCTTAGGGGTAGTCACATGACGGCGTCAACTTCAAGAAACGGTGGCCGGGGTGCCATCGTCGCCACGCGCATGGATCGCCGTGATCAGGCGCAGGGTCACAGAGATGCGATCCCAAGCCGCCTGCACGGTAGCCGGATGAGAAAGAGTCACTTGATCGCTGGGGTTTCTATTAGAACCCCCGGCAGCGGCCGAGGAATAAGAAGCGGTGATGGCTTGGATATCCGGTCCCAGGGAGGCCAGGGCCGCCACCATGGTGGATCGCGTGGCCCGGGAGAAAGAAGCCCTGGGCGCTCCAGCCGGAGCATGACCTCGGGTCTCCAAAAGGAGCCCCAGCAAATCGGTCGTTTCGGCCAGGCGAACCAGGTCTCTGACCACCCGGTGTGCGGAATCGGCGGCCCGAGCGTCGGTCTCCGGCAGCCACACTAGAGGGTCGACGGGTCCGCCATCACGGTGAACTCGATCCCCACGGCGAACATTCTGACCTGATTGTCGCCCGGTATGCCCTCGGCCGTGTGAAACATTGTAAAGATAACGAGACGCGGGTCCGACATCAGAGAGTTCTGGACCGGTGGCCACAACAGATCCGCCGCTGACTCGGTTCTCTGCAATATTACCGGATCGACCACCGGTGGAGCGCCCGGGGCCATCAACTTGGCCTGGGCCATTTTCACTCCGCCCAGGCCCGACGTCCACATGGCCGCCAAGCCCGTGGGCAGCGCCTGTAAGTGAGGGGCTCCGGTCAGGGCCAGACCGAACTCCGCCCCCGCTCCCGCCATTCCCGGGCCCGGAACTATTGTGATCGTCACATCCCCCACCAGGCGGCACGCTGTCCACACGGATCTGAAAGCCTGAAGAATGGTCAACCCAGCCAGAGCTCCGTAGAGCCCTGACGAGATCCGCGTCCCCTTGGGGTGGTCCGCGTAAACCTTCTTCTTCCCCGCTGGGTCGTTGGGATCCATGACTGAGTGGGTTGGCATCATCACCACCTCCCGGGCCGATCGTCGGCGAAGCACCGAACTGGGCCACTGCCCCAAGATCAGGGCCGGCACCTGGTTGGTTGGCTGCGCGATCCCGGGCACGACGGCGGCGCTGGGCGCCTGAGAGCCGTCTGGGCGTTTCTGCGGATTGTCCGTTGTCTGATTGTTGATCACTGCGTTGGACATTGCTCATGGATGAATTGTTGTTATATATAGTGGAGGATCGGGCTAGAACAGAATTGCCCACCGACGTCATAAGTGTTCGGTCTCCACTAAATCCCACCGTTAGGGGGAACCACAAAGGCTGATCATCTGAAAAGGCACGCTCCAAACGAGCTTGGACGCGGTTCAGGGCGCGTATGTTGGCCCGTCGCCCAGGCGCTTTTGACCCGATGAAGTAGGCAAGTTTCCTGGAGACCGCCAGACTCAAGTCCGCGCATTTCGTGAACAGGAGTGTGGCTAGCCAAGATGATTCCACGTGCACGCATCTAATGCACCAAGAGAGCGCCGCCAAGTCCACGGTGCCCAAATATTCCGAGCAGCGCCCCGCCAGGCGATAAGTGAACCTCAGCTCCGCAGCATAAGAGGCCAGATAGGAACCCAACGGTACGCCCCGCGCATCGTTGTGCGACATTTTTAGGAACATCAGAGTCGGGCTCCTCATGATGCCTGCTGGAGTGAGTAACCACCCGCAGAAGTCGGCCACTGTTGGATACGCCAATTTTGAGACGGTCTTTACCTCCTTGGTGATGGGCCACCATGCGTTCACAGTCGGGTGGGAATGAGTTGTAGCCATGTCATCCCCTCCAAATACCCAAGCCCCCTTCCGAGAAGCGCGCCAACCGAAGCGGGCGAAAGTGACCGCCATGGAATACCAGGTGTTCCCAAGATACGTTCCCGGTTCGCCCGTGTCTCGCGAGGTGCGCTTAGGCCCCACTTTGTTGGAACGTAGGTGGGTCTTCCAATGCACGTAACACTCAACCAGGTCCTCCGGAATTTGGCAGTACCGCATCACCAGGACTTCTAACCACACGCTGTTACCACCTTGAGTGGAGTCAAAGTCACTGAAGTCGTTCACCATGCAGGTGCCCCCCGCGTCGGGTCGCCAGTTGTCGGCGACCCAATCAGAGAACTTGGCCGGAGACATACCACCATAGACAAGAAGGGCCTTGTTGCGCTGGCACCGCCGCATCATCTCCCCACAATAACGGAAAGCTGGGCCGAAAAGGCCGATGACTTGCTCGCGGCAGGTGCTAATGATAGCCCCCGCTTTGAATTTTTCTAGCAAAAACGCCTCCATTTTTGTCTTGGCTTGGGTTTTCACCCAGTGCTTGACGAATCCCAAATCAACCTCCGGATCAGAGCGGTACTCGTACTGGCTGATCAGGCCAGCGGGGTTTTCCATGCGCTTACCCCATTGCTCGTTGGCGCAAAGCGTGAACAGGTCGCCGTCGAAGGCCGGCGGCTCCTGGTCGAGATCCAACGCTCGGCACAGCACGTCCCAGAGGGTCATACCCATGCGCGCGGATTTGGCAAAGTCCCACTCATTCCAACTCCAAGGGGCCGATCGGAGACGCTTGGCTATGGTTTCCACGGCTAATTGCTCGTCGTTCCTCGCGTGATAAGGAAAAGCAGAGGCGATCACACCAGGCCAGCGCTCGTCATTGTAAAGGTAGCTGATCCCGAACAAGCCAACGGCCTCGCGTCCCAACCGGTCCGGAATGGCGGTAATCAGAGCGCCCTCCAAGGCCTGCCGCTCCACGACCGGCAAGTGAATCACGGGCTCGTGGAAGTCAGCCCGAACCTCTTCAATGGGGGCCAGCTCCTCCTCCACGACGGGGGGACCAACAAAGGGATGGGCCACTCGCATGTAGGGCAACCAAATGTCCCTATCGTCCGCGTGGGCCCGCTGACCGGACAATCGCTCGGCGCAGGTTCGCCTGAAATTGGGAGTGTCATGCATTATCTCCACCAACGCCAGGCGATCCCTGCAGGCTTCCAAGAAAGGGTAGGAGCCATCGCAAAGCAGAGCCCCAAAGAAATAATGGGACTCAACCACTCCCCAAGTGAGATTTGCGGCCAAGACCAACACAACACCGGTGGTCGCTCGGGTTAGCATAGCCGCCAGGGTTTGATAGCCCATGGTCACGTCCAGCATTGGCCGGTCCACCACAACCTGAATCACCTCCGTGGTCATTCCCTGGGCTGTGCCTGAGGTGTAAGCCACGCAGGAGTTGTTCTTGTTCTTATCGGCTCTGGCCAGGTCTGAGCCCACGATGACCGGATAGCGGGGATTTATCAAGGTGGCTCGACGAACGAATCCCTCCTCAGGGTTAGAAGAGGGAATGTTAAAGAACCTCGACAACCGTTGGGGTATGCGATGCGAGTAGGCCAGCCACGGGAGTTTGAGCTTCTTGGCAAAGTACAAGGCCTCGTCCTCCAGGGTATTCAGACAGCTCTCCGCCTCCACCGCATGATGCAAATTCTGGGTCAGATCCCCCAGCAATATGTAATGAGCCTCCGAGTGAACCAGCATATGCAAGTCCAAGTACCCGGGTGGCAACAAAGAGATCTCGTCGACGATAACGATCTCGGCGGTCCGGGCCATGCCAATTTCGAAGGTGTTGAAAGCCTTGCCAATCAAGCGCGTGTTGGGCGGCAGCAACTTGCTCACTGCCGCCTTGGTATCCCCCGTGTTGACGCTCCTGGGCGAGATGAAGGTCCAGAGTGACCCTCCCAGTTTGCCGAACTTTGCCATGACATGAATCAGTGGGCCCGACTTCCCGCAACCGGCGAACCCCTGGACGCAGCGCACCGGTCGTGTCACCTTGGCCATCACTTCGGCCGTGTCGTACAACTCCGGGATAAAGTTGGGGCTGAATATCTGTCCACTCATGCGATGGTAGGTTCCCACGGTACCCATCTTCAGCTCAGAGGCGTAGGTGCGGGCGCGCTCCCAAGTCGCCTCGTAATTTTGCCAGGTACCCTCGAGAGCCCCCAGGGGCGCAGCTGTGTTGTCCAAAGCCTTCACAAAGGGTAAATGCATCCCCACGGTTTGACGACGACCCCTAAGTGACAGCAACGGGGCGGGCGGACGAGTAGACGAACCCAAAACAGCGACATGCTCCGCGTCCCATACCATCTGGACGGTGGTGGTCGCGCTCCTGTGGCCGACTTTCATGGTGTGGGCATAATCCCCCTCACTCGTGACCCTGTGAAGGTTGAATGCAGCTTGATTAAGCACGCCCAACACCTCTAACATGACACGCGTACCCCCATTTTCCGACCAGTCCCGCATTTGGCGGGCTGAGATGTGCAGGGCCATGTGCTCCCAGAGATCCAAACAATTGGTCTGCAGGCCCAGGGACGCGGACTTCAGGACGCAATTCCTAATGAGGGGCATCTCGGAGTGACCTAACACGCCGCCCTTCACTTCCCAATGCGGGTTCGAGCACGCTTTCCCCAGCTTCTGAGGCAGAACTTGTCGGAGTGTCTGGAGCATGACCTCTGAGTCCTCCACGCGAGTCAGCATGGCCTGATCATCCGCCTCAGACGCCGTCGCAGGCTTGTTCAGAGAGAGGACCGCCGGAACACACGGCGGGGCGGAGTCACCATGGCGAGAAGGAAATCCTGCCCCGTCGGTGGGGGAGTCCGGGCCCAACGGGATCGCGTCTACGCTGGTCTTCCTAGCCCAAGGGGGGGCTTGCACCTCCGGCAAAGGTGCGAAAGCACTGACGGGCTCTGGTTCCTCAAAGCTCTCCTGCACGGCCTGGGGTTCTGTTGTGCCCCCAAAGGTCGGCGGCACCCCCACTTGACCTGGCGGTCGTACAACGCCCGGCAACAGGACTGTAGTCCTCAAGGTCGGAGGAGGAGCCGGATTAACGAAGCCCAACTGCACGGCGCTACCCGCCAACTCGACCGGCTCTTTCGGGTCCTTTAAGGAGGAAGCCCGGGATTCAGAAATGAACCGCGGGTCCCGGATCACGTCCTCTAACTCCCCCGTGTCCCGCAAGTTCTCGATGTCAATAAGCGCGGTCTCTGCGTGACGAGGTTTCACGGGAAGGACCGTGGTCGGGGCGCTAGAGTATGAATAGAGTGACCTGCTGAGGGAGGTCACGTCCCCCTCGGTGCTCGGTTGCGTGGACGGTGTCGTCGAGGGCCCCACTCGCACAGGATCCGGAGAGGCGCCATTCATCTGCTCCAACCAGGGCGTGACCTTAGCACGTCCCTGTATAGCCTGAGGGTTATTGCCCAATGGCGGGTCTGGCGGAGGGGGAGGGGCCAGAAGGACCCGACTCTTGATGCGCTCCAAGGGGTTTACCTCGCGTAGCACGTCGCAGGCGCACAAGCCGACGCAACCGCATGGCAAGATAGCCCCCATCATTGAATCCGATAGTTCACGGCGATCAGACACCTCAGCCACTTCCGGCGCGTACCAGTCGCATGCCGCGCCCGGGTCGTAAAAGATCGTGTAGACCCCGGGTTTGTAACTCTTTTCATAACGACTCGCCAGCATCTTGAGAAAAATGGCGTTGTGCGCCATGCGCATGGAGCGTTGACCTGCGAAATACTTGGCCAAAATGCGCCCCGCTAAGGGCACCACGGCCGCAATGTGCCCAAGCAGGCGCTGCGCTGCGAAGGTGCACAAGTCCAGGCTCAAATCCCAAACATTGTCTGCCATCGCCACAGAATACACCAGAGGGACGAGCTGCGCAATCCAAGCCGCATGAGGCCAGTACACCCCCGCGGCCACCTGGGCCGCTTGCAGCAGAACTCGAGCCACTTCGGCCCAGGTGGTCCGTCCCACTCGCATAAGAATGCCGACCAAGGCCCGCTTAAAGAATCCGGTGGAGAACACACTCTCGGAGGGCAACTTGGGATCCCTCTCCGCCACAGCTAGCGCCACGAGTCGCAGATTTTCCCAAACCTCTGGGCGCACCCAGTGGAGGTCCGGTTTCTCCCTCATGGAGTTCAGTTTGGCCTGGATGCTCGCTGGATCGTTCCGCACCTTCAACACTCCGGGGTAAGTCACCACCCGAGCCAGGAGGTTGCCCGGGATGAGTGGGGAGCCCTCTGTGGTGCTCAGCTCGAGAGATTGTACGAGGACCTCCGGGATTGCCACAAAATCGCGAGTGTCGACCAAGAGTGGGCGCAAGAGCGCAGCCTTCTCGTGGGTGTCCAAGCGGGAGATGATCGTGATGTGGTGGGCAAAGACTCGATCCTGGACTTGCCGAGCGAATCGGACCAGGTCGTTCGGCCCCACCGCGTAAACCGCCCGGGGTTTCAGAGGACTCACCGTTGGCAAGGGGACCGCATAGGCCCCATTGCGATGAGCATCGGGGCAGTAATGGGCCTCGAGATTGATGGGATAACTAACCCCATATATCTCAGGCCACAAGCTGGAATGCCCGTCCTCCACTTCGGCCGGGTGCACGCCGGTGCTGACGATTCGACGCAAGCTGGGGTTGTGGTGGAACAAAGCTGCCGCTGACGCGTCTGAAAGATGGTGATCCGCGTCATGGAGCAGCAACGTGGGGGTGTCCACCCAGCCCACGAATTCCTCGGTGCCTAAGTACCTGGCTTTGTCTGCCTCCTCGATTATTGAGTTGGCAAGGCGCACGGTATGGCGGGTCATAGCCTTGAGTTTGTCGAATTTGCCCCGTTTCATGCACGTTACCGTTGTAGGGTTCGTCAGCAATGGAACCACTTTATCAAACAGCACGTGCATCTCAATCGCTTTGGAAGCCCCGTGTCCGTGGCCTCGAAGACCCTCAGAGCTGCACGGGACGCCATGCTCGAGGAGAAGCGGTACGATCTTCTCAGGTACACAATCCGCAGAACGGTCCGCTAGGACCCGTCGAGTGTCTATGATTTGGGTAGCCACGTCCAGAACCGTGCCAGCTTCATGAGTGGTGCCCTGAATCACCTTGCACGCCTCGACCAACCCCACGTGAACCCAGCCGGACACGAAGCTTCCTTGGGCGTCAGCCATGTGGGTCAGTGTGGCCGCCGCCTGTTTTACCATGGCAGCCCACTCCATCTCCATGGCGGGGGTGTAGGCACGCCGGGACACGTACGCCTTATTACCCCACTCTCGGAACTTGTTCATCATGGGGCTGAAGGACCATTCCAAGTCCGCGAACGCCTCCACTCTCTCAGGCTTGAACCCGAATCGCTCCAACATCAAACTTTGCCACTCCGTAGGAAAAGCGGCCAACCAACACGTCGCGTATCCCTCCTTCGCTGCCCAGGCACAATCCGGGTCGAAAATAGGGTAATACTTGGGGGGGGGGAGCGTGCCCCCAAGTTCGGTATGTAACAAAACACGTTTCGCGCGAAAATCCGGGGGGGTAAACCCCCT